CGCTCAGAGCTTGCCACAAACGCCGACGCATTGCATAGATTCGCCACGATGGTAGACCACTACAACCAATGGAAACTGACCAATCAATACAAAGACAATTTGGAAAGGGCGTAATGGCAATCATTAAAACATGCACAGGGTGCGGGAAAGAGATGTACGCTATACGGACGAACCAGGTGGTCTGTTCGCGCCGTTGTAAGGGCTTACGGGCGGCGGAGCAATACAGGATAAGGAGTGAGGGAGTTCCGCCAATTCGTCGGCGCAAACCACGAGACCATTGGTGTGATTTTGCAGGAAACAGGCCAATGACAGAAAAGCTTCAAGAGGATTTTAAGCAATATCGGGGTTTATTTATCGAGGCTGTTGATTTAAAACTAAAGTTCCGAATTGCTGCTATAATAAAGGAAATCCGCAGGAAATACCACGATTTAACGAAGGAGATAGAAGAATGGCAATAGCGAGATGTGACATTTGCAGTCATTTTGTGGATTGCGACACTGAAGAAATAAGGATAATAGGCGGCCAGATTATTTGTGAAATTTGCATGGAAAACGGGAGGGTGTCATGTGGTACGGAATTGGAGTAGTTCTATTGGCTTGTTCGTTAGCAATACAACACGTCAAGTACGGCGTGGCGTGGGATGTAGTGGGCGGTGTGCTGGTTATGCTGTCAATGCTCTTTATAGCGTATGGATTTTCGGAGTTGGTTAGTGGATAGCTACATCTTTGCAGACCTAATACAGCGCACTGCTGTCTTTCAAAAGAACGTACTGGCAGCACAGGGAATGTATCCAGAAGAATGCGATCTTATGAAAGATGTCTGTAGGCGGGAAAAGCGAGAAAGTAAAGACCCACAAAAGGGATATACCGACTACCTATGGCATAGAATGAGGAGGATGAGCCTCACAACGCGGGAGATGTTCTTTTTGGTAGCCTGCTGGATGTTGACTGTAGCAAAAGAAACGCCCATCACGCCTTACACGGATGACTTCCAGCCGTTATGTGATGAGCTGATTAGATCAATAGAGGCGGGAATAGGCGGGGACGTTTTAGATATCTCACAACGTGAATGTGAAGCTGAATGGGAGCGCATACGACCAATGGTAGCGGAGTTGCATGGGATATATTTGGGACTAAAGGCGGAAAAAGATTGCGTAAGTGTATAATAAATGGTAATTTAAAGATGAGTGGAGGGATTAGTGAATGAGCGCGCGTCAAGTAATAGTGATTGAGTTGCTTAAAAAGATTTATCCGATAGGGGCGCTTTATATATCCGCCAAAGAGGGTAGCCCTGGAGAAATTTTTAAATTTGGGAGGTGGGAAGAACGGCCACATCCACAATATTATGTGTACGAAAGAGTTGAGTAGGGGGGATATGACAGACTTAAGCACAACAAAAACAGTAGGAAAGCCTGGTGACGTTATAATCAATCTTGATGGCGAGCCCATTTATATACCGGGGGAGGTTTATCAGGGAGCAAAAGAAGCGGAAATGAAGGCCGCAGATATAGCGAGAGGTGCTTATATTCAAAACTGGTTAGATAGCCAAGCGAGGTCATATGACTAATTTCAAAACTATGCACGGCGCAGGCTTAAGAGCGGAGTGCATTAAACGAGGTATAGACGTTACCGGATTATCTGGAAAAGAAGCTTATTTAAAAAAACTAGAGGAAGAACCAATGAGTTTAGTTGCTACAGTTACCGACGAAGATATGAAGGCAGTAGGGATATCAACAGAATCTATCAGGATTGATAAGTTAAAATCAGACCTGAATTCGCTCAAAGTACCTACGCGCTATGGGGAAAGAGGCTTTAACGATGGCAGGCACCACTACTCAATTAACCCAGACGATAGAACAGTTCACTTCTTAGGAGGTTGTCTAGGTCCAATTTGCCAAACCATACAAGCCCCTGATGAGCATATTTTAAAGCGTGCACTTGTATATTTATCAGCACAGACAGTGGCCGGAAGAGACTTAATGATCGCCCAAGTGTAGTACAATTAGCAATGAGTTAGCAATGGCAACGTCCGTAGATAACCTAGTTAAGTGGCAAAAAGGACAATCCGGCAACCCAAAAGGCCGCGCAAAGGGAGTAAAGACCCTAAAGACGCGCCTTACAGAGCTGATGAATACTACGATTGATTATCTTGACCTTGACGGCAACAAGAAGGCTATGCGCGTAGATGACGCGCTAGGTATAGCACTGATGGCAAAAGCCCTACAGACGGGGGATATCAAGGCTATCGAGATGATACGAAACGAGGTAGAGGGCAACCAGCCGCGCAATGAGGATTTATCAGAGCTGCAAAAGTTAATAGTTCAAAGGGCTATGGAGCGCGCATTGCCTGATTTTCAAAAGATGAAGGATGTTAGTGAGTGATGGCATTAGGTGGGGCGGGGATATTAGGACTCATTTTGTCGGCGGTGCTAATGCTGGTTGGTGTTCCTTATGCTGAGTATATGGTAGCGCTGTCTGGCTTTTGTTTATGTGTTGCCGACTTGCTTACATGATTATTATATTGGAACGGATGAAGGATGTGACGTGAGTAATTTTCAATTATGGACATTGATAGGCTGCTTATTCCTTATGAGCAGGAACGCTTCGGTATTGGGGTTGATAATACTTGGCATAACCTTGATTAGCTGGCTTTTATCCTAAATGATGTTACATTTAGGAGGGCAATACCGTACTATAGTAGTATATAAAGGCTCAAAAATGCCATTCTCCCACCGCCGATATATTCATTAGTGCGATACAGACGGGTCAAAATGATCAAATAAAGTGTAACAAATGCTCTCACCCGAAGAATACACCGCACTATTATCACAAGACCAGGTAGCCTTTACGGAGCAGGTGTTTAATACCGTATCACCCGGCGCAGAATATCAGGATAACTGGCATATTCATTGCTTGCCGTATGACTCGCTAATCCAAACAGAAGACGGATTACTTCCTATTGGCCGTATCGTAGAAACCCAGTATGCGGGATTAGTAGCAAGTTTCAATCATACTTCAAACACAATAGAATGGAAAAAAATCATACAACATATGATTAATCCTTGTGCGCCCCTAGTTGAATTGATATGCTCTACAGGTGAAGTGCTCAAGATAACTGGGAACCATCCAGTTTGGGCAAATGGGAAGTATATTGATGCCGAGAAATTACAAGAAGGTGACGCGTTCCTGCGAATACTGCCAGAGTCCTTTTCTAGTTTTACCGTGGGCGAAGACGAGATTCTGCGGAATGACATGCTTCGGGAAGAGCAAGGTAATTATAAAGGATATTGTCTGCCCGACATGCGGGGGAAAGAAGCATTACACAACAACGCGCTGCTTGCCATGCGACAGAGCATCAAGAAAAAATGGAAAAGAATATCCGTGTGGTCATTGCGGCAAACTAATATACATAACTCCCGCTGCTTACGCAAAGACCAAAAGAACGAAAGGAGTTTTCTGCGGCCACGAGTGCTTTGGGAAGCATGTCACTGGCTCTACCAATATGGCCTACATAGATGGCAAGCGTGGAGACGATTATCACAGATATGGTTTCCGACCTATAAGAAAGAGGGTTTTAGGAAGGGATGGGCACGTTTGCTTCTTGTGCAAGGAGCATCTAGGGGAGCGGCCTTTAGACATTCATCACGTAGACAGGAACAAGATAAACAACGAAATGTGGAATCTTGTAGCCCTTTGCAGGAAGTGTCACAATCACCAGAAAGGAACGCCAGAAGAGACTTTGCATTTGGCAAATGTTATGTACAAAAAATTACAAGATGCATACAGCTACCCAAGCAGACATATAACTTCGGCGTGGAAGGTAATAACAATTACTTTGCCGATGGAATCCTAGTTCATAACTGCATCATCGAACATTTACAAGCCGTAGAGCGTGGAGAAATCCGCAGGCTACTGATAAACATGCCGCCCCGGTCGATGAAAAGTATATCCGTTACCATCGCGTGGACAGCATGGCTGCTGGGAAAGAACCCATCGAATCAGATTATCGCGGCTTCTTACTCACAAACCTTGTCAACAAAGCACAACGTCGATACGCGCCTTGTTATTCAAAGCGACTGGTATCGCGCCGCTTTTCCAGACACGATGATATCAGGCGATCAAAACGAAAAGCAGAAATTCCAAACCACAGCACGCGGACATAGGATAGCAACATCGGTAGGTGGGTCAGCTACGGGCGAAGGCGGTGACTATCTGATATTTGACGACCCGATCAAACCAGATGAGGCAAACTCCGAAACGGTGAGAGGTTCAACAAACGACTGGCTCGACCAAGTGTTTATGACGAGGCTTAACGACCCCAACAAAGGCAAGGTTGTTGGTACGATGCAGCGCGTTCATGAGAATGACCCTAGCGGCCACTTAAAGCGTAAGGGACACTGGCATGAGCTTATTCTTCCGGCTCAGTTCACTCGTAAGACCTTTATAACCATAGGGGCGCGGACGTGGGAGAAAGAAGAAGGGGAGTATATGCACCCCTCACGAATGGGGAACGAGGTATTAAACCAGCTTGAGAAAGAGTTAGGAGCCTATGCCTTTGCAGGTCAGTATATGCAGAACCCCGCACCAATCGGAGGGGGGGAGTTTAAGACGGAATGGATACAGTACTACGATTCCTACGCGCAGAACTTCTCCGCTATGGGCATGAACGTTTATATCATGTACGACCCGGCCAATTCAAAGAAGAAAAAGGAAAACGACGATCCCGACTATACTGCAATGGTAGTTACGGGATTGGCAAAGGATAATAACTACTACATTCTGGATATGGTGAGGGACAGGCTTAACCCCACGGAACGGATCGACATCTTATTCGAGCTACATAAAAAGTGGAATAAGAAATCTGGAAAACCGCCCGTTGTGATATCAGAGCAATATGGCATGATGACGGATAACTTCTTTCTTAAGAAACGGCAGGATGAATTAAACTATAGATTCGCTGTAAAAGAGGTTGGCGGGAGGATTAAAAAGGAAGACCGAATCAGGAAAGCAATCCCACTATTTGAGAGTAAAAGGGTATTCTTGCCAAGAAAGGTAATCTATAGTAATATCAAAGGAGAAACGGAAGAGTTGGTTCAAAAGTTTGTCCAGGAGGAGCTTGACGTGTTCCCTGTTGGCCGTCACGATGACTTGCTTGATGCTTTTTCACGTATCTGCGATACAGAAGTCCGGGCTTCCTTCCCCGCGATAGAGACGATGTACCTCAATCCGGGGCAGTCTCTCAAAAACTACCTAGGCGGTGGGAATTCTGATTATATGGGATGGTGATGCTATCAGACAAAGAGCTATTAAAGCAGTTCACAAAACACAAAGACATAACAGACTATGGCCTATCAGGTCAGTTGGAGTTTTCCCGTAGGGCGCATAGGTTCTACGACGGGGATAAGGGGGCTTATACTGCTGAGGTCACAGACGGCGGCGATAGGGCTTTAATTGTCTTTAACAAAGTAAAGCCCTACGTCGATGCGATATCGGGATTCTTTCGGCAGATCAGGCGACAACCGGAGTATTCTGCTAGGGTGCAGGATAGCGAACAGCAACAAACCTATTCCGAAATCCTGAACGGCGCAAGCCAGACCGTCCGCGAGAATGGGAACATGGATTTCTTTGAATCCGCTCAGGATAAGGAAATGGTTATAACTGGCATTGGTGCGGTTGATACTAATATCCTGTATGAGATGAACCCGGACGGGGAAGTTAAAGAGGAAAACATCCAGTATGACGACTTAGGTTTCGACCCTCAATCACGCGCACCGAATCTTCTTGACGCAAGATGGATGTACCGCCGAAAGAAATACTCAATGGATGAGGCTTTGGTAAGGTTCCAAGGCTCCAGCGAAGAAGACTTTGAGGCCGTTTCTGATGATATGGAGAAAAAGGTATTTAACCCGTTTGACGGGCAATATACCGCTATTTCATTGGATGACACCGCGCCGGATGATAATCTGGTGCAGGTTTACTACTATCAATGGTGGGAACTAGAGCCGTATTACCGCGCTAATAATCCAATTCGTGAAGAGGATATGGATCCTATAATAGCAGAAAGGATGGTTCAATTACTGAATATCGTTAAGGACAACCGGGGCGAGATAGAAGGCGAGTACGTTAAGGATGATTTATTCTCATTCGACCCCACGGCGGATACGCTGGCGATGTCGTCAGCAATCAAGAATGATGTTGTTGAGGCCTTTAAACAATTTGGAATCACGCTGGAGACACAAAAATACCTAAAGAAGTGTTTCTATACTGCAATCTTATCAGACAAGAAGGTCTTTAAGAAGTTTAAGGCTCCGCATCAAGAGGGCTTTACTATTAAGGTAAAGACTGGTGATTATGACAATGAGAATAACGTCTGGTATGGCATTGTTAGGCAACTAGAAGAGCCGTCAAGATATGGCTGCAAGTCACTGACCGAGATACTGTATACAATTGCCTTTAACTCAAAAGGCGGGGTAATTTATGAGAAATCCGCAGTAGATGACCCTATTCGGTTTGAACGTCAATACGCATCGACCAGGGCGGCCATTCAGGTAAATGATGGGGCGTTATCAGGCGGAGCAATACAGCCCAAGGCGCAAGCCGCATTGCCTACTGGTTGGGAGAATGTATACCAAATGGCTAATTCTTCTATGGGCGAAGTAACGGGCATTAATAAGGAATTCCTTGGATCCAGTGAAAATAGGCAGGTTTCCGCCCTGATGGAAAACCAGCGTATTCAGCAAGCAACATCGGTATTGGCGAATCTTGTGGATTCCATTTCACTGTTTACGATTGACCATGCGCGCCTATTGCTGACCTATATCCGCCAACTTGCGGAAAACCGTTCACGCCCTATTGAGATTGCAAGTCCTGATGGGGAAAGGCGAATCGAATACCTTCGCAAGGATATATTGGTCGAGGAATACGAGATTAAAATAGGTGAGGCGTTGGAGAGCAAAGCGCAACAAGTTGAAACTGGCACAGCATTGCTGGCCGTTGCTGAAAGGGTGATGACACTTGGAAAAGACATCTACCCGGTTGTTGTCGATTATATACCGGGCGTTAAGTATGCAGACCGTAAACGCTTACAACAGCTTTTAAACCCAGATCCAGACCCACAACAACAGCAAGAGCAGGCCGCCATTAAGCAGATGGCTCTTGCCGCGCAGAAGGCAAAGATCGCGCAGGACGTGGCGGATACGACTTATAAAACCGCATCAACTGAAAAGGCAAAGGCCGAAGCTGCGCGTATACTTGTCGAGGCAGACCAAAAGCAAATGGAAAATCAACTGATTAAGAAAGCGACTGTTGACAATCTTAGTGTAAGCATATAAGGTATATGTATGGAATTTGTTATCTCGGAGAGTCGGCGAAAGCGGGATTGGTATTTTCAGGATGGCGTATATCACTGCTTTAGCGGCGACACGCTTAACGCAAAGATCAACGCACACGAGCTTACCGATCCTGAAGAGTTAAGAGCCAGAAGGATGATGGTTCGCAGACAAATCCCACTAAACCAGCGCGGCTTATACCGCGTTGATCCTGATCCAGTAACGGTAGCACTTTGGAATGACTGGCAAAAAAGAAAATGCATGGGCGAAACAACGGGTGATAATCCGCAAGCTTAAGGAATCCTTAAAAATCGCCGCTGACCGTATTAAAGAACTTGAAAACCTATTAAAGGATAAAGCATGAATATTCTTGACACTACAGACCTGCAAAAGAAAATAAATGAAGAGCAGGAAAAGTGGGTAAACGACGATCCGAAAGAAATAAAGGAAGCAGTCGAGGAAGAAGAAGAGGTAAAAGAAGTTGAAGATGAACCAAAAGAGGAGGTCGAAGCCACAGAAGAGGCGGAAGACCTTGATGAAGACGAAGATCGCCCCACAAGCCCACAGGGCTGGAAGCGTCTTCGGGAGAAGAAAAAAGCCGCAGAAAAGCTGGCAGACGAACGCGCAAAAGAGTCAATGGAACTCCGGGAGCGTCTGGCGCGACTTGAGGGCAGGGAAGAGGCGCGTGTTGTTCCAAAGATTGACGAGGGCGAGCAAGAGCCAGACCCAGACCTTGACCCTGACGAACATATCCGTTGGCAGTTAAAGAAAACTCAGAAAGAAATAGCAGATTTACGCAAGCAATCCGAACAAACAGAGGCATTAACGCGCCTTGAAGGTACGCGCCGTGGGTTGCAAATGGTCGAGAAAGAGTACGTCAAGACTCATAAGATTGCCGACTATGAGAATGCTATCGAGCATATCAAAACAGTAGAGCGGAACCTCATTAAATTGAAGCATCCTAACGCACAGGACGCGCAGATTGACGCGCACCTTGAATCGGAAAGGCTTAAGCTGGCAGAGGAAAGCTATAAATCGGGGCAAAACCCTGCTGAATACTTCTACAAAATGGCGCAGACGCTCGGATATAAGAAGCCCACTCCAAAGATTAGCGACAAGCCAAACATTGAGGCACTTAATCGCAACATGGAAAAGAACAAATCCCTTATCGGCTCCTCAAGCGCAGATCGCACTGGAGGCATTTCCTCGGATAAGCTTGTTAAGATGAGTATTGCCGATCTGCTGAATGCTGATAATGACAAGGCATTGAGGGCGGAGATACGCAGACAAGAGGAAAAATGGGCGAATAGTTAATAGGGCTTGCGTAATGTTTTGTTTGTGATAAAATAAACCATTACTCATCCTTCGCCCACAGTAGGGCCGTATAGTTTACTGTCATAGAGTAATTTCCACACATTAATATGGAGATTAGACATGGCAGTAACGCCTATGCTATCGAGCAATTCAAACACAGTAAAACTCTGGGAGACGCAGACGCTCCTTGAGCAAATTAAAATGACTTTCTTTGGCCGTATGTTGCTAAGAGGGACGATTTTCCGTCCTGAAGAATTGGCACGCGCTCAAAAAGGCGACCAAACCACGATTTCCTACACCACAATCCTGACCGGCATCGGTCAAGGTGAAGGCGGTACGTTGGTTGGTAACGAAGAATCATTAAACAATGAAGCCTTCACAATGGTATGGAATGTATTCCGCCATGCGGTTTCTTCGCCTAACGATGACACCATCGAGCAGAAACGTACATACATTAACTTCTATCAGAAAGCCAAAGAAGCATTGAATCAGTTCCACGCTTCGCGCTTGGATGCTTCAATCTTCAATCAGTTGGCGGGAACTTACTCAACAACGATCACGGTTGACACCACTACCTACAGCGGAAACAATCGCGCTTTCGTTACTGGTTTGAACACTGTTAATGCTCCATCCACGAACCGGATTATCCGCGCGGCTGGTGCAGCTTCAGACGAGGCCTTAACTTCTTCCGACACGTTCACACTTGACCTAATTGATGCAGCGACTGAAAAGCTGAACCTGACCTACCCAACGGCTGAGCCTTTGGTCGGCCAAGAGTTCGACTTGTATATTTCTCCTGAGCAATTCACAGACTTGAAGCGCGATACTACTGGTCGTATCCAGTGGTACACAAACGCCCTGTCTATGACGACTTCGGGAAGTGATATCCTTGAGACGGCTGGCCAGAATATCTACAAGCCAGTTGGCAAGTACGCGATGGTTAATATCATTGTTGCGAAGCGCGTGGCTTATGGTCAGAACTCTTCATCTTCTGCGGAAATTACCACCGTACGTCGTGCCGTTCTTTGCGGCAAGAAAGCGTTGGCTTTCGGTTCTGCCTTTACTGGCAATCTGGAAGACATCCGCGCCGATGGTAATGGTGGCAAAACCCCGCTGAAGTACTTCGACGAGTTAAAAGACTTTGGCTACACAAAAGCGTTAGAGGCTCGTATGATCTACGGTGCTAAAAAACTTCAGTTTGATTCTGAAGATTTTGGCTCAATGGTTATCGCTACTTACGCAGCACCACACACGTCATAAGGAGAATTAACATGACTACACCTATAGTTTTAGCAAATGGCTATTATGACGCTACAAAGGATGTGAATCTTGCACCTTCTGGCGTAAGTGATGGCCCACGTGTAATTGTACGCACGGCGGTTGTTGCAGATGACGCAAGTGCTGGAACCACCTACGGCTTAGTTCCTTTTCAAAAGGGCGCAAGCGTAGATTATGGTTCTAAATTAGTGACCAGCGACCTCGATACGACTACGAACGTAACGTGGGATTTTGGTTATATCTATTTGGACAACGACACCACTACTAACATCAACGATACTGATGCATTCGTTTCTGGCGTAAGTGGCCAGGCTGCAAGCGTCATTGCGTTTGATGAGGTTGCAGGGGCTACGTGGGTAGCCACAGATTCAGGGTGGCTCACTGCTACCTTGGCGGCGGGTCCAGTGACCACTGCAGGTACGGTGACATTTAACGGCACGATTACTTATCAGGTATAGAGATGGCCACGTTTGGGGGGTTGAAAACGGAGATTGCAGCAAAGTTAACCGATGGTGACTTGCAATACCCTACAGCCGCCCAAATTGGCGATACTATCAACTCGGTAATTAAACGATACGATAATAAGCATTTCTGGTTTTCGCAGGCGGAAGAGCAAGTAACTCTTACCGTCGGCGATCCAGAGATTCCAGACATTCCTGCTGATTTTAAGAACGAAGTAAATCCCGGTGGTCTGGTTTTGGTATGGAACGAGCTACGCTATCCATTAGCCAAGGTCAAGCCGGATATTTATGACTCGTACAATATCGAAGGAAGTGGTTTGCCGTATTGCTACACCTACCGTAACGGTGTGTATCTGGTCTATTTTTACCCTGATGAAGAATACCCTGTTAATATCAACTACCGCAAAACTTACGCGGCTTTGGTAGACACTGACGATACAAATGATTTTACGGTCTACACAGATCGGATGATTGTTTATGCATCGTTAGAAGATATTTACGCTACCTATAAAAGGGATCCAGAAATGGCGAACTATTACGGCGGCAAAGCAAAAGAAGAATTCAAAGAAGTGATGAGTGAAACTTACGAACGGACGGCCAGCGGCCTACTGACTCCTGATAACGCTTATTCAAACGGACAATTTTATAATAATTGGAGATAAAACATGCCAGAAATTTTAACACCCGGCCAGATTGGCAGATTAGCAGCCGCCACGAGCGTAACGGGCGCAACCGATAGAATTCCAGTTTATCAAGCAGGCGTTATGAAGTACGCCACTCCAGACCAGATTGCACTAGGGCAAGATGCGGTAGTAGGGCCAGCTTCGGCAACCGACAATGCTATCGTTCGGTTCGATGGAACGACAGGTGAGCTGGTGCAAAATTCTGCTGTAACCGTTGCCGATACTACTGGCAATCTAACATTCACAGCAGTCGGCGGCGGCATTACCTTAAAACAGGGCGCGAATGGACTTTGCGGTACTACAGCATTGACGGCTGGGGCATCTACGGTTAGCAACACGAGCGTTGCCATTACCGACTCGATCATCCTTTCGCTGAATACCGTAGGTGGTACTATTGCTTCACAGCCTTATGTTGCAACCATTACTGCATCAACAGGCTTTACTGTTGCAGGCGGCGGTGGTTCAAACACTTCGACTTATAACTATGTAATTATTAAAAATGCAGCTTAATGAAGATAGCAATTGTAGGTACATCGGATTCTGCCAAGGACGCTCCATATAACGACCCCTCGTGGGAGATATGGACACTTGGTAGAAACCATGCCTGGATTCCACGGTTTGATAAATGGTTCGAGCTGCATACCTTTAAGACTATGCATAAGGCGAAGACCCAGCAGATATTTTACGACCACCTAAAGAAGGTTGGGGATAAGCTGTATTTAATCGAACCAAACATCAATTGCCCCGATGCTAATATTTTCCCGAAAGAGGAAATTATAAAGAAGTACGGCCAGTATTTTACCTCTTCGATAGCCTGGATGATTATACACGCTATTGAGCAGAATCCTGAAAAGATAGGAATCTGGGGTGTGGATATGCGGGGTGATAACGAGTACGCGCATCAAAGGCCGTGTTGTGAGTATTGGATAAGAATGGCGCAGGACAAGGGGATTGATTTATATATCCATCCATCATCCTCGCTACTTAGTGGCGCTACCTACTGCGATGATACGTACTATGACATCCTTGATATGATTCCGCTGGCCAAGGAGGCCGCAGATAAGGCAAGGGATGAAGCACATTATAAGCAGGGCTGGTGCGATGCTTTGCTGCACATAAAGAGGAGTTTTGGGTAGTGGCTACAACAACAACGAATTATGCTTTTACGCTTCCTGCGGTTGCTGATCCGATAGATGAGGATTTGTGGGGAACGGAGCTTAACACTAACTTTTCCTCTTTAGATACAATTCTGGGCGCAAGAACGGCCAGTAAATACGGCGCGTTGATCGTTCAGAACGCTACGGATAACGGGTTCGACACCATCACCTCACAAGGGACGTCTGGCCAAGTATTAACCTCAAATGGAGCAGATGCGCTTCCTTCTTTTCAGTCGGCTTCGGCTCCTATTACGCTTGCGAATGTATACCCCGTAGGCTCTTTGTACTGGAATAAAACCGATTCAACCAGCCCGGCTACTTTGTTTGGCTTCGGAACGTGGGTACAGATTACTGATAAGTTCATGGTGGCGCGTGGGAGCACCTACACATCAACAGGCGGCTCTGCATCAGTCACGCTTTCAGAGGCTAACCTTCCTTCCTCCATTACGGTATCAGTTCCCACTGGAACATCGGACAATAGCGGAACAGGATCAGGAAAGCTGGGACGCGCAAATACTTCAAGCGCATCATCGGAGTCCATTACATTAAGCAGCGTTGGGTCAAGTTCTGCGTTTGATATTCTGCCCCCATATCAAGCGGCATATTGCTGGGAACGAACTGCATAGGAGTATAAATGAAAGATATATTCCGAGATATTGTCGCTTTGGCTGGAGTTGAACCCTCGACCGATTCAACCCCGCAGTCAACAGAGCACTTTGTATATGCCGAGGGCATTAGATTCATTGACGGATATCCTCATAAGATAGGCGGCTGGCAGGCTGTTAGTTTTGACGATGGTTCTACCATTGAGGGATGCGCGCGGACTATCTTTAGCCGCGTTTCCAGCGGGGAAATACAATACATCATAGCGACAGACACGAACCTATATAACGCGTTTAGCTCCCAACTGGTCAACATAACCCCTTTAGTAGTAACCCCCGTTGCTATTGCTAATTCGTTAGCTACATATTACAAAACGTTGGGAACCGACCCCATAACTACTGTAAGCGGCTCTAACATTCTCACGATTGCCGATACAGCAACTCGTGTTCGAGCTGGGGATACAGTTGTTTTGTCCGGGTCTTCATCTGTTAACGGCATACCAGACACTCAAATCAACGCGACACTCTTTGTCCGTTCACAATCTACAAATAGCTACACCGTACAAGTATCAAGCAGTGCTTCTTCTTCGGGTTCCGGTGGGGGCGCGTCTGTTGTTCAAACTACGGCAATCATTACTATAACACAGGCCGCGCATGGTCGATCCGATGGGGCGCGCATCCTTTTGGCTGCGGCGGCAACCATGGGAGGGATACCAAATACAGAAATAAATGCCGAGCATATTATCAGGAATGTATCCACGAACACGATGGATATTATTGTAGCAACAGAGGCCACATCAAGTGTATCCAGTGCCGGGGGGGCTTCTACTACGATTCGGGGTGAAATCCCGGCGGGAGAATGTGACAGCACTTTCGGAGTAGGTTATGGACTTGGAGAGTATGGGATTGGGCTATATGGCGTTCCAAAAAACTCATCCATTCCGATTTCCCCTCGTGTCTGGTCTGTTGACTCCTACGGAACTGACATTATAGCAACTCCCGGCCAACAAACGGGGGTCTATTTGTGGGATAACGACCTTGAGACTGCTCCAGCGTTACTTCCGAACGCACCTACGGCGGTTAATTATGTATTTGTATCGAATCAAATTGTTGTCACTTTAGGGGCTGCTGGCGTTGGGAATAGAATACAATCTTCGGATAATCTAGACATTACGGTATGGACTGCAACCGCACAAAATCAGGCTTACTTAAATGACGTGGCGGAGGCGTCAAGCTGGGTTTCCCACGCGCCGTCAAGAGGTTTGGTCTTATTATTTACAGACTCACAAGTCTTTACTTTCCGCTATATCGGAAGGCCGGGAATCTGGGAGGTGCAACTTCTTGATAACAACTCTGGTATTATATCACAAAATGCAAGAGTAACCCACAATGGCGTTGTTTATTGGATGGGGACAAGTAACCTGTATATGTACCGAGGAGGGAACGTTGAAATTATTCCTTCTAACACCACATCCGAAACCACATTGAAGCAGTATGTTTACGGGAACCTGAATTATACGCAAAAAGATAAGATATTTGCATGGTTCAACGAGGATTATAACGAGGTGTGGATTCATTACCCTTCGGCGGACTCTCTTGAGCCTGATCGCCTGATAAGAATAAACGTATTAGATTTTACCCATACACCTGATATCATGGATAGAACGGCGGCGGAATATCCTGCGGTTCTTGGAAGATATCCTTATCTTATTTCTTCAGCAAACACTTTATACAAGCACGAGCTGGGATTCAATGCAGACACGGCAAGTCTGCCTTTTGCGCTTACTACGCCATATTATACATCGGGTAAAGATTTGGGGAACTTTAAAGGGTTTATTCCCGACTCGATACAATCTGGTGATATTGAGGTCACGCTTAATATCAAAGAGTACCCGCAGTCCACAAGTGCGGCAAAAGGCCCATATACTGTAAGCCCCACGACTAACATGGTAGCATTTGAGACGGCGGCGCGGTATTGGCAGTACGAAATCACGGGTGATACAGAGGATCAGGAGTGGTCGGGCGGTAGATGGCAAGAAATTATTGCTAAAGGTTCAAGACAATGAAAGCACTTTATCCGTTACTATTATCGGAAGACCAAATTCCTGAAATCCTGCGGGAGATTATACGCCTTAGGAATGCCGACGTGTCTGACTGGACAAATTTAGGCCAGCAATATGTTATCGGGCGGGGTAGGTTCACGTCACGGGCGGCACCCGCAAACGCAACAGACGTAGAAGACACCGATCAGGAAGGCGATTATGTCAATGACGCGACCTATGAATACAAACTTTTGAATATATCAGGAACGTTGAAATGGGACAGGCGGACATTAAGTGTGGGCTGGTAACAAGAGGCTTTGAATTTGAAACAGATTATGCTATTATCTCAGCATGGTGGGAACAGCACGGCTCCTTCGCCCCAAGGCCGCAGCATTTAAGTTCTACCGGGTTAATTATCGAGGCAGATATCCCCCTTTGTGCAGGGTGGTTATATAACACGGATTCAAAGATTTGTGTCTTTGAGTTTGTTGTTTGCAATCCCAACGCTGACAAGTCTCTACGGGATGCCGCCTTGACCCTTCTTATTGAGGAAATCAAAGCATTATCATCCCAAAGAGGATACGAACTGATTTATAGTTCGGTTAAGGGGGAAAGATATATTAACCGTTTGGAGGCTGCTGGGTTTATAATCACAGATAGCGGACAGACACATTGTTTTTACGGGGTATAACATGAGCAAGTACATTGACCTAACGCGTGGGCATAAAGCTATGGTTGATGATGCGGATTATGAGTCATTGGCTCAATACAAATGGTACGCATTAGTAACCAAGCACGGGGTATACGCCGTTAGGGACTCTGGAAAAAGGGGGGTTAATAGAGTAACCCATCTAATGCACCGCGTTATTACGGACTGCCCAAAGGGCATGATGGTAGACCATAAAAATCATAACACCCTAGATAACACGAGAGGCAACCTTAGAGTGTGCGACGCATCTGAAAATGCAGCAAACTCTAGACGTAAATCGTTCGCAGAGAGAGGTGTCACTAGCATTTACAAGGGTGTTTCCTTCTCCAAAGCCCACAATAAGTTTAGAACAAGAATTATGGTTAGGGGAAAAACGAATGAATTAGGGCTGTTCGCCTGCGAGAAAGAGGCCGCAAAGTTTTACAATGAAACCGCAAAAAAATTACTAGGCGATTTTGCCTGCGTAGGGAGGGTAGCGTCATAAGCAAAGCATTCGGCAAGATATTTGGAAGCCCGTCACAGTCGGTTCAATCCAGCACTACGCCAACGGGTTATGCAAGCTTGTCCCCACAAGCGCAAAAAACCTACGATGCGGCACTGCAAAGTGCGAGTGGGCTAACTGCAGCTAATTTTGCACCAGCACCTAATAACTCGCAGCAGTTACAAGCAGCTAGTTACTTCGGCACACCAATAAACACTATCAATCAGGATCAGTTTAATTCTGGCGTTCAAATGTATTCTAATCCATTTGAGGAGCAAGTTCTCCAAAATGCGATTCGGGACATTAGCCAGCAGGGCATGGGGAGCTTGAGTGATATTGCGTCTTTTGCCTCTGATATTGGCGGTTTTGGTTCGAATCGCCGGGGCTTACTAGAGGCTGAATTGCAGAAAAACATCCTACAGACCGTTGGTGATGTATCCGCTTCGAGCCGCGCGTCGAACTTCGAGAATGCTGCAACGCGCACCATCAATGACATCGGACGTGTGGACGCGATGAACCAGCAAAACATGGCTTCGCTCTTTGATATCGGCACGCAATTCCAGAACACCGCAACGGCAACACAGAATGCGCCAGCGCAGTTACAGCAATATCTCGCAAGTCTGGCGACTATGTTGGCAGGTGGTGGTAATACAACAAGTGGGGTTGAAACGGGCGCGAGTAAGGGTATTCTCGATAATGACTTGGTGAAAGCCATCGGAGCATCGGTAATGTTGTCGGATATGCGGCTCAAGGAGGACGTCAAGCCGATGGGCAAGAAAAATGGATTCAATATTTATGACTTTAAGTACAAAGGCCGCCTTGGTAGGTTCATTGGCGTTATGGCGCAAGAAGTGGAAAAAATTCTTCCGCGTGCGATTGTTGATGTCGATGGGTGTAAGTGGGTGGATTATTCCCAGCTAGGCTTTGATATGGAGGCAGTAAATGCGTGAGTTTTTCAGGAATGTAGGTACAGAATGGACAAAACCGGGCAGCCTTGCAGAGCGGCGTGCCATAGAGGAGGAGTTGGTAAGGAAGCAGCGGTCACTCGCTGACGTTGGCGGTGCGGTAACAGGCGACTACATCCCCGCATTCTTACGTCCCGGCGGCGCACATGCCATGACCCCTGAGCAAATGGACGCTTCAAAGGCTCGTAGGCTTTTCGCGCTTGGCACGCCAGAGGCTGCGGCAATGGCTACACAGTTTACGGAAACGCCTGATACGAGAATGAAGCAGGCGGATTTTGGCCTAAAGAAAGCTGATACTGAATCAGCCATTGAGGCGCGGCGTGCGTCTACTGATATCTCACGGGCTAGTTTAGCATTGCAACGCGAGGAGCAGGCTTTAACTAAGAAGGATAAAGACAGAAATTATATGCTGGCAGCGAAGAAGTTAGAGGCTGAGCTTTCGGGTGGTAATATTGACCCTAAAGAGGTTTTTGACCGGGAGACGAAACTTAGGGGTGAGTATATAAACCAGTCAAGGGACTATGTAACTCGGCGCGATGCATACGACAACATCCAATCGCTCGCACAAAGCGGCGGCGGCGCAAGCGATATTGCGCTTTTGACTGCATTTATGAAACTACAAGACCCAGGCTCGACCGTAAGAGAGGGGGAGTTTGCCACAGCAGAAAACGCGCCCGGAGTTAATGAGAAAGTGTTAGTCCAATATAACAAACTCCTAACTGGTGATAAACTAACGCCAGAGGCAAGAAAGAAGTTTGTGGATGTGGCCGGGACGACATTTAAGTCAGCGCAACGCCAGCACACTAAGCGCACTAATCAATACGAGGGCTTGGCAACGCGTGCGGGGGTTAACCCGAAACAGGTATTAGTTGATATGGAGATCGCACCAGTAGAAGAAATTCCAACGGGCGGCAGTATCAATGCTCCTATCGCCCCCACGGCAACAAAAGTAATTGGCGGCAAGTCTTATATTCAACAAGATGGGAAGTGGTACCAGCAATGAAAGAGGTAACAGACCCTAACTTACTCGCAGAACTAAACGGATCAACAGCGGCTCCTGTCAGCGACCCTGAGTTATTGGCGCAGCTAAACGGGGACGATGCCGCTTTGACGTTTGCGGATAGAGTGGCGACATCCCTATCGCGTGGCGCGGGGCTGGCGGGGCGTTATATGGTAGAGGGTGCTACCGCATTACCCGCAATGGCAGCGAACGTTCTGGCGGGCGGTTCAAATGCGCTATTAGGTACTAATTTCCCCGATCAAGGCGCGGCTGTGTCTGGCTTGCTGGATAAGCTTGGATTGCCTAAACCTGAAACCGGGACTGAAAGGGTTGTCGGTGATATCTCACGCGGCATTGCTGGAGTAGGAAGTGGAGTAGCCAGTGCTGGAACTAAGGCAATACAAGCCGCCGCTCCAAGCGTTGCCGCTGCTATGAAAGCAACGCCAGTTGCTCAAGCCCTTATGGGTGGAGCGGGTGCGGGATCGGCTGGTATTGCAGAACAAGCCGGAGCGGGGCCAGTAGTTCAAGCTATAGCTGGATTGGGTGGCGCATTGGTTCCCGGCGGCGCGGTTCGCACAGGACAGGGGGCGGCAAAAGCGGCAAGTGTAGCTAATACGCTAATAAGAGGAAGAACGGCTGACCAGATATTAGCGACACGACTGTCACAACAGAACCTTCCAGCTATCAAGGAGGCTTTACGCACAGGCAGTGAGGTGTTGGGGTTGGCGGATGTTGCCGGAGATGAAGCAAAGGGGCTGCTTCGCTTAATTGGCAGAACTCCCGGCGGCGCAAAAGATTATGTATCGGACTTCCTGCAAACCCGCTCAGAGGAATCTGTAAAGCGTGTATCGGACTTATTGTCTAAAAATGTGTCTAATGTTGATACATATTTTGGTAATCTGGATGATGTCGCGAAAGCTCGCGCAGTACAATCTGCGCCGCTTTATAAACAAGCTTATTCTGAAGCTCCAAAAATTAGCAATCCAGAGTTAAAAAAATTCTTGATGGATAGAAGGGTTGTAGACGCCATAGACGAGGCAAAGAGATCCTACGGCGTAAAGGTAGAGGCTCCAAGTAACTCACTTGAGACGCTAGATGGGGTGAAAAAGGTATTGGGTGACAAGGCGGGGGAGGCGTATCGCGCAGGAAAGCCTCAATTGGGAAGTTCCTATACTGCCCTAAAGAACCAGTTGGTCACTGTTCTTGATGACGCCAGCCCGACCTACAAAAAGGCAAGAAAGACGTTCGCGGGATACAAGGAGATGGAGGAAGCACAAGAGGCAGGATTAAAGTTTTCCACTCAAACGCCGGAGCAATTAAGGCGCACTGCAAAAGAGATGACGCCTTCGGAGCTGGATGCATTTAAAATTGGCATAAGGGAGAATCTGCAAACAATAGTTAGTAAAACCGCCGATGGTGCTGACCCCGCTAAAAGAATCTTTGGCAACTCTTATAAAAGAGAACAATTAGAGGCCGTACTGGGAAGCGAAAAAAGCTATAAAGAGTTCACAAGGCGGTTGAACGACGAAATAGCGGCGGCCGATACAAAGTTCAAAGTCCTTGGTGGCTCCCGCACCGACATAAACCTTGCCGAAGATGGCTCACCCCTGATTGAGGCGGCAACCAACGCTATAAGGGACGGGAAGTCTGGTGTTGTTAACCAGATAACGGACGCCTTGGCGATTGGTATCGAGAAAAGATTTGTCGGGCTAGATCAGAAAAATTCACAACTACTGGCTAAAATGCTGACTGACAAAGAACAGGGAATTGACGCAATCGACCGTCTCATTAAATTGAACGAAAAGAACGCTAGACAAACTAACATTCTTAAGGAAGCAAAGCAAGCTTTACCGTCTTTGTTAACGAAACTAACTAAAAAAGGAGAATAGCATGTCATACAGTCAGGAATTAAAAAACGGAAAAATAGTATTTGAACCAAAGGTTCTGGTAGCAGGATCAACGGCGGCAATTGATCTTGAGGGCGGGACGTTGTGCGGCATTCTCCTGTTGGCAGATATCACGAGTACAACGTTTACGATTACCGTATCTAACAAGTCTGATGGTACTTTCGTGACGGTTAAAGACCCCCGCGCCTCTGGTGCGGCGATTACATACACGGTAGGAGCTACAGCAACGGGATATTTCCCTATCTTGCGGGACATTACAAACGGCTTTAGGTTCTGCAAAATTGTCTTTGATCAAAGCGAAACCCCGACTATTTATGTTGGCAAAAGAAGTTTCTCTTAATAGGTAAAACCATGTCCATTTTTGAAGAAGGCCTCACCCGCTTAGTAGAATCCAAAACAACCCCTTTGGCTGAAAAGATAAAGGACATTGAGAGCGTTATCGAAAATACAGTTGTCGATGCTATCAAAACCATAAAAGCCAATCACGGCAAAGACGGCAAAGACGGGGTTGATGGCAAAGACGGCAAAGACGGCAAAGATGGAAAGAATGGGAAGAGCGTTAAAGGAGACAAGGGCGATAAGGGCGATCCCGGATATAACGGGATTGGTGAGAAAGGAGAGCCAGGACTAGGTTTTGAGTCTGCTTCCGTTGTGGCTGGTGATTTGATGATCGAGCGCACCGACGGCGTTGTAATAAACGCAGGGCGTGTACAGGGTGAAAAAGGTGAAACCATTATCCAGTATACACATAGCGGTGGTGGCGGCGGGTCTGATAGGCCATATATTGACCAAAAAATCGCTGCGGTTAGATCGTTCAAAACAATAGCTGTGTCCGGCCAGTCGGATGTCGTGGCGGATAGCGCAACAGATACATTAACGTTAGTTGCTGGCTCTAACGTCACCATCACGACAGACGCTTCGACCGACACTATTACCATAGCCGCCTCTGGCGGGGGCGGGGGAAGTAGTGCCTTTAATGATATAACGTCGGGAACTAATACCAAAGCAGCAATGGTAGTGGGAACGGGTGCGTCATTATCCGCCACAGGCAGCGGCACGATTGTTGCAACCAGTACTACGGGAAATGCGGCGACGGTAACAACTAACGCGAATCTTACGGGTGTAATAACTTCCGTTGGCAATGCAACCTCTATTGCCAGCCAGACGGGAACGGGCACAAAGTTTGTGGTTGATACCAGCCCAACACTGGTAACGCCAACAATAGGAGTTGCAACCGCAACCTCGGTAAACAAGGTGGCTATTACCGCGCCAGCCACATCAGCGACATTAACGATAGCAGATGGTAAAACCTTAACTGCCTCAAATACAGCAGACGTATCAGGAACGAACACGGGCGATCAGTTAGTGTTTAAAACTATCGCCGTCTCTGGGCAGTCGGATGTTGTTGCGGATACAACGACTGACACTCTTACCCTCGCGGCTGGTTCTAATATCACGATTACCACCGATGCAGCTACAGACACAATCACGATTGCAGCCTCTGGTGGTGGAAGCAGCGCGTTTAACGATATCACGTCTGGCACGAATACCACAGCGGCGATGGTGATAGGCACTGGTGCTTCCTTGGCGGTGTCAGGCAGTGGCACGATAGCAGCGACAACCGTCACGACGGCGGCGCAACCAGCTATTACCTCGTTAGGAACGTTGACCGTTCTGCAAGTTGACAATCTGAATATCAACGGCAACACAATATCAGCAACCACCGGGGCAGTAAACATTACGCCAGAGGCCGGGAGCGCGATTGTTCTGGATGGCACTATCAACGTAGACGCCGGTGTTGTCACGGGTGCTACCTCCATAACATCCACGACTTTTGTAGGCGCGTTGACTGGCAACGCCTCAACAGTTACAACAAACGCGAACCTCACAGGCGCAGTTACATCGTCTGGCAACGCGACGTCTTTAGGCTCCTTTTCATCCTCAAATTTAGCAACGGCTCTTACAGACGAAACAGGCTCCGGCGCAGCGGTTTTTGGGACGGCTCCGACAATCAGCT